AGAAGTTCCATAAAACCAGCTGTTAAAAAAAACCGCCTCGTAAAAATCATCAGCCATCGAGGTAAGTCTTGAACTTTCTATAAACCAATAGTCTTTGCCGTTCTCTTCGCCTTCTCTAATCGGACGGGTCGTGTGAGAAACGCAATATTTAAATCCCTTCTCTACTAGGATTTTTCTTAGATGATCCTTCCCAGATCCACCCTTTCCTACTATAATTAATCTTTTTTTATTATTCATAAATTTATTTTTAAACTGTTTATATTTAATCCATGTCTTTATTATCGCCAAAATTTAATTTCTGATCTTCCTTAGAATCTTCTAGCTCATCCAATTGTTTCTGTAGACGATCAATGCTACCCCAAATGATGCTTGCGTTTGGATCTAGAGCTTTAATCTGTTCAACTAGCTCTTTTTGCTTACCCCTGCTATAGAATCCATGCTCGATATCATCAGCCAAGTTTTGTAAATACTCGGGTGCATGAATTGAAATACGCAGATCATAATCTTCCCACTTAGTCTTCCAATCCACAAAGGCAATACCCTTAGTTATCTTTCTAAGTAAGTCATGCAAGGTCCAGTTACGAACTCGAACAATTGACTTATCACTACCGAATACATGTAAAAAACGTAAGAACCATCTTGGACAGAATTTAGGTTTGGCTTCATAGTCCATAGCAAGTACTAATGGGTATAGTGCATTAAAATAATCACCTACTGTATCATAAAGATGTGTTCCTAAATAACCATATTTTTCAAATCCTTTAGGAAAGAATATGTATCGGAAATCATCTAATTCAATACTCCGGGTATAAATCATTCCTTTGCTCCTTCCTTTCCAGAATAGAATAAAATATTTAAAGTTATCCATCCGCTCTTTGGTGGTTGGTGGTTTGTAGAATTTACTGTTTTTATCTATTTTCATAATGGGTTATTTGAATTAATATACGATCCCCTTTATTTCCAGAGGGCTTGAATTAGAATAATTAGGAAGGAAAGTCCTATGCAGATTCCATTCTTGGTCGTGATGGTTTCACCTAAGAAGACGTGGGTCAGATAGGTAAAAACAAAGATGCCAACAGAGAATTGAATTAGACGATATGACCAAGCGCTGCCGAAAGAATCCATTCCATATTTTGCTGCAAACACGAAAGCAAAAGAGACAAAAGATCCAATGATTAAAATGTTAACCCATAGATTATTCCTCATCCACTCGAATCTAGCTTGAGCAAACTGCTGAAACCAGGCTCCAGATTGTCCAGCAATTATTAGAAGGACCGAAAGGAGTGCTCCTTTATTCATCGTCCAGCGGGGTCTCCTCTTCCGGAATCTCCTCTTGAACAGCATCCTCGGTTAAATTTTCTAGATACTGGAACTTGACTTCGGCTCTCTCCAAACTAGGACAGGACCAAGCCCACTTTCCAAAGTCCTCGTTGGCGGGGAAGATTTCCCTCTCGTTTAGTTGGATTCCAAAGACGACCTTGGGCTGGTCGACTTTAACCTTAAAGACCTCGTAGGCAACGATAAAATCGTCCTCCACGTCGGTCTGCTTGTAAATCATAGCTTTTTCTCCTCTTTTGACAAAGTCGTAGAAAAATCCTTTTCTTCTTATTCTTTCAGGTAGTAGTTCCATTAGTCGATTAGTTTTTGAATTTGGTAAAATAGAGACAGAAGAGAAACAACAGGATCAATGACTGCAATTCTCTGTGCTTGGTGAGAAGCAACCAGAACTACAACTGCAGGAATAATCTTCGTTTTATCCGGATGGTTCTTCACAATCCAGTTGATAAATTCTTCTCCCAACGAGGTCATGACGTCATCCACCTTAGTTGAGTACTGGCCCACGATTGTCTGGTAGTTTTTAACAGGATCTTTAGATTCTACAATCATCTTGTACAAGTCCTCGTACGACCAATTGGCCTCCTTAACTTTGGACAAGTCGATCTTAGTGATTCCCTCGATGGTCCAAGACTGAATCCTGTTCAGTGCAGATCTAAAATCAGGGAAGTATTCTCTCTCGAATGCAACCAAAGACTCTTGGTCGATCGTGATTCCGAGCTTGCCCAGAATTAAATTAACTCTAGATCTCCACTCATCTTTAATCATCTCCTCCTCTTCAGGGTTGGATGGATCAAAGTTGATAACCTCGAATCTACTCTGGATGGCTTCTGGAACCTTATTGATCCAGTTGCACGTTGCCACGAATCTAGTGTTTCCTGCAAACTTCTCGATGGTTCCTCTCAGGGCTTTATAGAACTGATCGGATGCTCCGTCAAACTCATCTAGGATAACAACCTTCTTAGAAGATTTTCCGTCCAAGACTGAGATGTTAGAACAGAAGTCGTTGATCTTATTTCTGATGGTGTCCACCGAGCTCTCGTCGGAGACGTTGATGAAGATGTGGGGTAAGTCCTTAGCTAAAATCTTAGCTAAGGTAGTTTTTCCACATCCAGGAGAACCCGCCAAAAGGACGTTGTGGTTCAACCCTTTATTTTCAAAGAGAGACCTAATCCTCGGAGGGAGGATCATGTGTCTAATCTCTTTGGGTCTTAATTTTTCTGTTAATAGATCTTGGATCATAATCTTTAATTATAGTGTTCTGGGGACCGTTAGTTTCTGTTTTTAGAACATGCTAGACATATCATCTGGAAGATTCTTGTCGCTTCTGATTTCGATGAAGCGGGGTAAGAATAAACTGCGTCCTCCAAACTTATCTGTGATGGTCTCGTTGTACTGGACTGCTGTTATTCTGCCTATGAGATCATCTGCATTCTGACTTAGAGACTTTAAATCTGCATCTGTGAATCCGGATCCAATTCTAACCTCCAGAGTTCTACTTGCATCTGTGCAGATTAATCCTCCGATATATCCTTCCCTCTTGCCCTCTCCAGGGTACCATCCAACTATTTCTAAATCACAATCTTGGATCTGCTTTAGCTTCACCCAATTTCTGCTTCTCTTACACTCGTAGACGTGGTCTGAACACTTGAGGATAACACCTTCCCCGCCCAGAGAAATTATCTGATCGTAGATCCCGTGAACTTCCTCCATCGTGTCTGCCACCCACTGGCGGGCGAGCTTAATCGAGCTGTCCTGAGGGAGAAATCCAAGAAGAGATTCTAAGTCCTGTCTTCTCTTGAGATAGTGGGTACTCCCCTTTCCAGACTCTAGAACCTCTGACTTTTCAACATCAAAGACGTTAAAGATAAATCCCTTGTCGATGTCGTCAGAAGCAGTTCCCTTTAGAATCTGGGTGACCTTTCCGGAAACAGATTTTCGATTTAGATCGGTGAGCTCTCCGTCGAAGAAGACGTCGTGGGTAGTCTCTGAATTATGAAGAACTTTAATTAGATCGGACTCTATCCCTGACAGCTTAGCCTTGTCCAGCTCGTTGAAAGCCCTCGTGTAGAATTGAAATCCATTCATGTTCCCTTTAGCTATCACACGGACCCCGTCGTACTTCTCCTCACAGTAGATCTTATCCCATCCTACTATCTCCTTCTGGTCGTCCGAAGCCAGCATTAAAGAAGGATCAGGAATTAACTCTCTCCCTATCGCCTTGTTGATTAGCTTGGCTCCGATTCCGATGTTCATCCTCTTGGTGAGGATCTTCATCAAAATAACCCTAAGGTTGATGTCTTCTGCAAGGTCTTCCTCCTTAATTGTGCAGTTGATGAGGTGATTTGCTCTAGCCCGGAGGGCGTCGTTTGCTGCAGGAGCTTTTTTTAGATCCTCTATTAAATCCTTAAAAGTTTCAAATCCAGGAAATTCCTCCTCGATGATCTCATTAGACATCTCCAATTTATGAAGCTTTGTCGTGATAAAGGGATTAAAGCAGACGTCTAGAATGTAGAGCATCTCTTCCGATAAATTATCGGAGATTAATTTTTGTTTTTCTTTCTGTGATCCGTTCCCAGTTAGGGACTCGACGGCTAGTAGGACTCTGAGTTCTTTTTTCATGTAGAGGATATCTTACATGAATATACGGTCTCAATTAAAGGGTGAATGATTCCCCTGCTGCTGCTTCTCCTCCGCCTTCTTTCTTGGCCTTCTCTGCTTCCTCGGATTCTTTCTCCTTGAACACCTTGTTCTTATCGAACTCATCTTTGGTGAGAGGAAGGAATCTTCTGATCAAGAAATCCTTGTCGAAATAGGGTTTTTCTTCTTCCCCGACTTTCATCTTAATCTCCCCAACGGAAGTGATAAAGTCGGTCGCCTTAGTTAAATGGGCAAGATCTAGTAGCTTCTGGAACTGATTTTCGCTGTAGTATTCTAGACCCAAATCTGCTTTAAATTTACGGTCTTTAGAAAGCTCAGGAAAATCTAGGCACATCTGAATGTACAGAGGTTTAACTACTATTTCCTGGAAGATAGATCTAAGTCTAATCAAGAACTTTTCAAATCTGATCTCGTCTCTTTCCAACTGGTCTATTGAGATCTGATAGTTGGCAGGAGCTGCTCCTCTGCCAGCAAATCTAGCATAAGGAATCTTAGAGTCTAATTTTAATTTATTGTAGAAGTAGATGACATTTTCCATGACGTTAAAGTCTGGACCGTTGGCATTTAGCACATCAATCTGAGGGGAAACCCCATCTTTTTCAGGGAATAAGTAATTCTTGTAGAACTGAATCTTAGGTGTTCCGTTCACTAGAAGTTCTCCTGAAGTGTCGTTGATAGAAACTTCTTCTTTATAGGAAGACATTAGCTGGCCCAACGTCTGCATCGCTTTCTGCTGAGACTGCGATCCAACCGGGATGACAAACTTAAGTCTATATGAAGCGTTCATCACGTTCCAGATGACCCTTGTGTTCTCCATTACTCTCAGGATATTATAAGATCTAATCAGTCTTTCAACATAACTAACCCTGGAAATTGTATTTCCCTTAGCGTAGGAGATATAGATGATCTGTTCAGACTTCAGCTTCCTAGAGAGCTGATTATCTTTAGGATACTGGATCCAAATTTGTTCAAAAGATCCGTCCGGTGCTTTCTCTGTGGAGGGCTGAAGCGATGTCGGGTCAAGTTCTTTAAATCCAACTATCTTCTTTCCGTCGGTTGAATATACAATTTCAAATGCTAGAAATCCGTCGATCAAGAATTGCTTAAATAGCTGCCAAGCAAGGTTGTTCTGCTGGAAGGCATATAGCATATAGATCGTCTTAAAGTTCTCTTGAACCTTATCTAAAATCTTGTCTTTTAAATCTATGTTATTTAAAGCTGGATAAGCAAAGAAATTCTTATCATCGTAGTTGATTGCTTCATCTGTGATAGTCTCCAGAATGAAATCAATCTCTCCGTTCAGGGAGAATTTTCTAAGAAAGTCCCTCTTGCCAAGGTAGTCCTTGTCGAAGTAGGCAATATACTTTCTGATTCTGGTGTCCTGGTATCCCAGAGTCCAGTAAAAAGCACTATCGTTGGTGAATCCTGTTCCCTCTTCGGTAAACATCTGGGATTCAGTCTCCCCGATTGCTTGAGAATTACGAATGACCATGTCTTCGTACTGCATCCCAAACTTACCGATTCTACTTAAATTCTTGTATACCTGGGTTAGGAACCTATTCTGTGGATTTGCGTCTAAAAAACCTGCCATTTCTTCTCTTTATCTTAGGTTGCTGGTGCTGGAGCTGGTGCTGCTGGTGCCGCCGGAGCTGCTGGTGCTGCTCCTTCTGCTGGTGCTTCTCCCTCTTTTCCCTCTTTTTTCTTCTTCTCTTCTGCCTTTTTAACCGCTTCTGCGTTTGCCTTGATGTCGTCTGCAGTTAGGCCAAGATAGTTTTCTACTAAATAAGGAACCGAGAAGAATCCTCCTCCGGTGTCGTCGGTTAGCGCGATTAGCTTATCTACCGCTTCTTTCTTCTTTAGTATAATCTCCATCTCTTGATTTCTCTTGAATGGGTTATCCGAAACGAAGTCTAATCCCAGCTGGGACTTAAACATGTAGTCTTTCTCCAGCTCAGGAAAATCCTTACACATCTGGATCCAGAGAGGCTTAACTAGAATGTCCTGGAAGGCTGTTCTCAGTCTATTGATGAACTTGGCAAATCTAATTTCTTGCTTATCGAGTCCTTCGGCTGCATTTGCATATTTTCCCATTGTTCCCCCGTCTGGGCCGGTAAATCTAGAATTTGGAACCTTGGATTCGTTGATCAGCTTATCGAAGAAGTATGCAAGAGGAGCAGGATCGTTTAAGTTAGGTCCTACATTGTTTAGAGGTTCGATGGTTGGTGTTCCATTTACTCCGGAAGGCATCAGATAGTTCTTAAAGAACTGCACCTTAGGTGATCCGTTCACGAAGAGTTCTCCACTCTGGTCGTTCAGGGAAACGTCCTCTTTATAGATGCTCATTAGTTCCCCTAGAGTCTGCATCCCCTTCTGTTGAGATCTAGTTCCGATTGGAACCGTCATCTTCATTCTGAATGAAGCATTCATCACAGACCAGATAACCCTCGTGTATTCGATAATTCTAAGGATATTATAGGGTCTAATCAGTCTTTCTGTATAGCTGACTCTAGAAACTGTATTTCCTTTTGCGTAGGAAATATAGATGATCTGCGAGTCATAGAGCATTCTCTTCTTTCTAGGATCCTTAAAATACTGCCACCAGACGTTTAAGTAGGTTCCGTCCATCTGCTTTTCCACAGAAGGCATCAGAGTCATAGCATCTAGCTCTTTAAAGCCAATGACGTTCTTTCCCTTATCGTCGTAGATAATCTCAAAAGCAACATATCCATCAACTAGAAACTGACGGAAATACTGCCAGGCAGTAATGTCATCAGTGAATCCGAACATGTCGTAGATTTTCTTATAGTTGTCGTTTAGCTTGTCAACAACTTTATCTTTTAGTCCGGTAAGATTCAAGAAAGCTGGATAGGCAAAGAAATTATGGGTGTCATAGGAAATTGCTTCATCGTTGACTGTGTCTAGTATAAATTCAATCTCTGGATTAAGTGAAAATTTTCTTAGGTAGTCTCTTTTCCCTTTGTAGTCTTTATCAAAATAAGACACATACTGCTTAGAGGTTGTATCTTGTCTGGCCAAGGCATAAAGCATGGTCTCGTCCTCGATCATTCCCCTCTTTAGGAAAGCAGCTTCGGTTTGACCTACTGCTTGGGAATTTTTAACCACCATGTCCCCGTAGTTCAGTCCAAAGTTGCTCAGATTCTTGACAGAATCTCGAATTCTCTGGAAGATGGGACTGCCCTGTGGATTATCTGTAAAACCTGCCATTTATGATTATCGTCTTTAAGTTATAGACCGAACTACTGTTTTAATTTCGACCTATAGTTAGTATATATCTCATTGACCGGAAGCCCCTGTACAGATGTGTATTTAACAAAGGGCAGTTTACACCAGTCGGTGTAGTCTACCCACTTGACGTTCTTCATAAATTGAAACTTGAATCCAGTAAAAGCAGCAGAATACCCGGTGTCTTTAAATAAAAAGGGAAGGTCTTTAGATGTTAGTCTAATCTCTTCTGGAGTTTCTCCTTTAGCAACTCTCTTCTGATTGGCCTCCATCGTGGGCTGAAATTTATCCCAGAAGTTCTGTAGGATCCCCAACCTTTGCTCAGGAGGGGTCAACGTTAAGTCGATAGACTTAACGATTATATCTTTCCCTATTCTCTCTGAAGAGATGTAAAGGATCAGGGGGTTCCTGTTGATGTATTGAACCTTCTGGCTGAGCTCAGTGTCTGTATCGTAGTTGAAGAAGTAGACGTTGCCAGGAATCATCGTTCCAGTAAACTTTAGGACTCCCCCAGGTCCACCAGATCCGTATTTATCCAGGAAATAAAGGTCGGTCTTGGTTGCTAGTGAAGCAACTGAAGGTGCTTCTTTTCTGTATTGAATAATTTGTTCTCTAAATTCCATGCGAATTAAGGACTTTTAAATAGGAAATTCTCGTCGATAATCCCGAACGTGTAGTCTCTCTTGGAAGCCCATTCTCTGGCAGCCTTAAATTTGGCCTGGTTGGTGATCCAGATCTGCATGTGCTGATTA